AGGGGAGGCCACCATTGAAGGGGGACGGAACGAACGTACCGTACACCGGGCCGGTGTCGAGAGTCGCTCCTGGGAAGGCCCCGTTGTAGTCCTCAGCCACGAACTCAACACCGATCACATCGAGGTCGTTGAGCAAGATGGTGCGAGAGATGTGCAGGTACGGGGTGTTGAAGGCGACGGCGGAGGTGCTGTACCTGACGCCAGCACTCTGCCCGATGCCATCGCCGGGGCGTCCCGAGGTGTCGCCGCGAAACAGGCGAAGCCGGAGGATCATGTCACCAGCCGAGATGGGGTTCAGCGACCATCCTGGGTGCGTTGCCTGGATGAGATAGACGCCAGCCCCTCCAACGGGAACTTCGATCGTGGTGTTGGCGTAAGCCCCGGTCGCTCCACAGAGGTGAGGAAGAAGGCCAATGGCCTCCTCCACCGCGTCGTAGTCGATGAGGGCGGAGGAAGGGGTGTTGATCGCCGCGGGGGGCAGGACGGTGGGACACACGCCGTTGTGAACGATGGTGGCTCGGTAGTCCACCGCCGCCTGGGCGACGGCTGGAACGAAAGCCCCGCTCGGGCGACACTGCAGGGTGTTGCCAACGTCGCCCGAGACGATCAGGCTCGGGATCATCGGATCTCCGGCAGTCCCCTCGCCGTTCAACTCCACGCAGTCGGTATCGCCCGTGTAGAGCCGTGCCCGGAGTCCCACGTTGGGGTCGGGTGAAGCGACACACTCAAGCAAGTTCGAGGGATCAACCGAGACGACCGGAGTAGCCGTAACGGGGTCGCCCGCCGTGCCGATGCCGTCGAGATCGATGCAGTCCGTGTCGGCGACCACGATCTCTGAGGGCGGGACATAGAGGCCGTCGATGTTGCACGCGAGGCGGTTGTCGGCAAGCGGATCGACCTCAACGCTGATCTCGGCGGGGACCACCGAGTCATCGACGGTGATGCAGTCGCCAGCGGCGGGAGGCTCGACCAGGAGTCCGTCGTCGCCGCAGACCGCCTGGTTGTTGGCCGCCGGATCGATGTCGAGGTTCACTCGGTAGGGCGCGCCGGGGTTCCCGTTGCCAACGATGGCGGTGCAGTCACCGTCAACGATGACGCAGTTGCATTCTGAGACACATCCACACCGCGCCATTCGGCGGTCCTCCTCGGGTCCTGACTCTCTAGTGTAGCCCGACTACTTGGTGCCGATCTCAGGTCCTAGCGAACCTGTTGGGACGTAGAGGAAATGGAGTCCTCCGCTGACCTCTGCCATGATCCACCCAGGGTCGGGCGGGCAGCATCCTGGTTGCTCGACAGCACGAAGGCGCCGATCAAGTTCGGCGATGCGGGCATTGAGGCTGGTGATCTCGTTGGCGCGGTACGACATTGCTCTCCTAGGTGATCACCACTGTGCTACCAGAGTCGTCCCCGGCGGTGTTGCCGAGCGGCTGTAGGTCGATAGCGACAGTACCATCGAAGTTGACCGTGACCTTCTGCAAGCGGAAATCGTTCACGACCTGGCGACAAGTGGCCTGGCTGTCAACTCGCAGACGCATGCCGGGGATCAACTGCTCCAAGGTGATCGGCGCAGTCGTCTTGAGTCCCGCTCCGCTGGGAGTCTCGATGAAGAAGGCATCCTTGAGCAGATCGACGCGGGTCTTGGCGGCCAACGCTGCCGTGGCCTCATCTTCGATGTCCGGCTCATCGAACACCCTGACGATGTGCCCGTAGTAGTCAAGGTAGGCCGCTTCCGCGTAGGCGGTTGCCTGGACCCCCTTGCCCTTGACCACCACGACGGTGGCCTGGTCGTTGCCGCGCTGGCGGATCTTCGGTGGGGTGGTCCAATGCTCATCGAGGAGCGTGACGTAGGGCTGGGCGTCTACTTCCTCTCCGCCGACAAGGACGTAGCGGCCGTAGGCGGTGTAGTCGATGCCGGTCTTGGCCAACTCATCGATGGCGTCGGCGACGTACTGGTAGTTGTTCTTCGTGTACGAACGCGTCCCAGCCACCCCCGTCGGGCTGGTGACGAGTTGGATGTTGGGGGTCGGGTCAGGCGCCATGGCGGCGGCGTTCAAGCCGATGAGGATGTCGGTCAAGTCATCGCCAACGAAGGTCAGGTCGGGCACCACTCGGCGGTCCCACCACGAGGTGATGTCGTCGGCGTCCAACTTGATCGCGCCGTACTCGAACGCCACGTCGGTCACCGGACCACACCAGGCGTCGCGACCATCGCGGTAGACAAGGATCTCCGTCGCCCATGTTCGGATGTCGTCCCACCCCTCACAGCAGAGTTCACCGCCGCGCCCGGTGACGATGCCATCCATCGTCAACTCCGAGGTGCCATCGAGGACGCGAGTGAACTGACCACTAGTGGGCTTCAACTCGGCGATCACCGTCCTCGCCCCCTTCGACACGAGCATCACCCTCAGGTCGTTGCCGTCACCAAGGAGGCCGCCGGGGCGACAAGAAGTGAATCCCTGGATGTCGAGGGGCACGGGGCAGAGCAACTCGCATTCGCAGTCCACCTGGATCGTGTTGATCAGGGTGCGAAGTCCCTCGGGGTCCTCGTACACCTCGATGGCCCACGCTTGCCCGCAAGGCAGTTGCATCACGATGCACTGCTGCTCGTCGGCTACGAGGTTCAGGATGGTCGATTCGGCCGTCTCGGGGTTGACGATCTCGACGGTGGCCGCCGCTCCGATAGCAGTCACGCAGATTTCGATGGTGGCGTTGCACCCAGCGTCGGCACCAGCCTCGAACTCGACTTCGATGACCGGCTCAGGGGGCACATCGCCCTCGGCGGCCAACACCTCGATGACCGTCTGAGAGGCGCGAGCGTCGGCCGCTACGCCAGAAGCGAGGACCTCGACGGCCTCCTGAGAGACGCGGGCGTCGGCTTCCGTGCCGGAAGCCAGCACCTCAAGGGCCTCCTGAGAGACGCGGGCGTCGGCCATGGCTTACGGCCTGACTTCGATACCGAACTCGGCTGCGTCAACCTCTGCCTCGGTCCACGCGACCCCCGTCGCCGGGGAAACGTCCAGAGGGTCCTCGTAGTAGGCGTACTGCTCGGCCAGATTGTGGTCCGGGTTCGGGTAGTCAGCCCCACCGATTCGCTGGAAGGTGCGCGAAGCGATTGGGTCCGTGTCGGTCTTGCGGGAGTATTGGACCACTTGCAATCCGAGAACCGTTTCGCCTGGATCGAGAGCGAGGGCCTGGAACCCGTAGGAGTCCTTCGTGCCCACCACCCCATCCTCGACAAAGGAGGTGTCGCCGTCAGGATCAACCTCATCCACATAGGTGTAGTTATTGACGGAAGTGCTTGCGGTGTTGGTCCAATCGCTGTAGTTCCCGTCAGCGTCGGGGTGGCGCGCCAGAACGCGCGAGGGGCCAAGGAAGTCGTTGTTGGAGGCCCCGTCGGTGCTGCAGATGTAGATGTTGTCGAGATACTTGGTGGAGACCGATTGGTCGGCACTCTGGAACAACACGTTGTCGAGGACTGCGGTGCCACCGTTCTGCGTATCGCCCATGAAGGAAAGGTGCTCGACGCCATCGACGTTCATGACGATCTCGCCACCCACGTCGGCGATCCGACACCTGAACTCAAGGTGATGCCACTCGGTGCGGTCGGCGAGCGCAAGCGTCCCGACGGCGACCACGGTGGACCCGCGACGGACCTCGAACACTGACAGCGCGAGGTCGAAGTGGACGCTGAGGTGGACGCGCGCTCCTTCCCTGAAATGGAGAAGCAGGTGATCGCCAGCAGTGCCGACGAGGTTCTCGAACTTGTTGTGGAAGCCCACCACGACCCCGGAGACGCCGAAGGTGTTCTTCGAGAACCTTGCCAGATGCCCCATGGAGAGGCCGTTGGGGCCATCCTTGGCGGCGGTCGGGCCAACGGTCAACCCGGTACCGAACGACACCGAGTCCCACTTGCTGGCGAACTCTGGCGGATTGGTACCGAGGTAGTGATCGAATGAATCAACGAACAAGAGCGACATAGCAACCCCTACCACCCGGAAGCGACGTACCTGCCGACCGCTCCAACGCTCACCATAGCATCTGCGGCCGTGTTCCTGCAGTCCGCCTGAGCCACGATGCAGAACGTGGAGCACTGACCGATGTCGAACCACCCGAAGGGCTTGCCGTCACCGGAGAAGATGTACCGAAGCGCGTTGACGGTACGCCCGCTGGACAGAACCAACTGAGCGATGCGCTGCCGCGAGTCAATGATCAACTTGGAGTTCTTGGGCAACTGAGGCACCAGGATCGTGGCGCATGGGTCGCGGCAGTCCCAGAAGTCGTCGGCCGGATCGCACGGGCACGGGACCTTCTCGCCGAAGGGGTTGCGGTACGCCTCGATCTTGAGGTTCCGCATCTCCTCGGAGCCGGTCTGGACCTCGACGTAGGTCGTGGCCTCGTTCCAATCCGCCGGGTTGGTGAAGGTGCAGCACACCCGTGCCTGCTCCCACGGCTCACAGAAGCACTCCCCCGCGGTGAACAGCGTGGGGGGAGGAGGCTGGACCGGGAACGGCCCACAGTCGGGGACGAACTCGTCGTAGGGGACCTCAACCAACTGCTTGATCGGGCTGAGGTCTTGCTCGGCACCGTTGACCGTGGCGATGTAGAGCGTGCAGTTCTCTGGCGGGAAAACACCCTCTGGGTCGTAGTCCCAACCGATCGGCTCCCAACTGCGGCTGTTGGGGAACCCGAAGGAGATCCCGTTGTCGTGCATCCACTGGATCTGCAGGTAGTTGGTGTCGGACTCCGGCACGTCAGCGAAGAAGGGGGGCAGCGACGGGACGAAGATCGGCACCACGAACGGCGGGCTTCCGGCGTTGCGGTAGAAGAAGGAGGCCATGGCCTGGCGCGAGGTGGGATCGGTCGGTCGGAAGGTGCCGTCGCCAAACCCGAACACGATTCCGTTGGCGGCACACCACTCGATCTGCAGGTAAAAGGGGTGGATCGGGGAGACATCCGTGAAGGTTTGGACGGCTGGGGGCACGAAGGGGGGGGCGCCGTTCTGGTTGTAGAACGCTACGGCCGCTGCCTGGCGGCTGAGGTCGGTGTCAGGAAGGAAATTGGGACCGGGGACCCCGGTCATGATGCCGACGGAGTTGACCCATTCGATCTCAAGGTACTGAGCATCAGTGAGGGGCACGTCGAGGAAGGTCGGCACGCCCGGCGGGATGAACGGGGGCGACCCGGCCTCGCGGTAGAAGGTGAGGGCGGCCGTGCGGCGCAACAAGTCGTTAGTGGGCTGGAACGTGCTATCCGCGTACCCAAAGAAGATCCCCTGGTCGTGGGACCACTCGATCTCGGTGAAGAAGGGGTATGTCGATGGGACATCGACGAAGGTCGGGTACTCGTTCGCGTAGCGGTAGAAGGTGATGGCCGCAGCCCGACGAGTCAGGCAGTCGGTGGGGCGGAAGGTCCCGTCGGGGTACCCAAGGAAGATGCCCTCAGAGTGGCTCCACTCGATCTCCAAGTAGAAGCCATCTCCCGTTCCGACATCGGAGAACGACGGCGTGGCGGGAGGCACGAAGGCGGGACTTCCGGCGTCGCGGTAGTAGGTGGTGGCGGCGACCTGGCGGGAGACAGGGGTCTCGGGGCGGAAGGTCCCGTCGGGGTAGCCGTTGAGCAGCCCCACTGAAAAGGCCCACTCGATCTCCAAGTAGAACTGGTTGGAGGTGAGCAGATCGGGGAACGACGGCGTGGCGGGAGGCACGAAAGGCGGCGACCCGTTGTAGCGGTAGAAGAAGGCCGCCCACGACTGACGCGTGGTGCACCTGGCGGGCAAGTAGTCCGTGTCGCAGACGATATTGATGGGGCACTGCGTCGGATCGGCCGGGCACGACCCCTCGTCAGCGATCACGCAGATTTCGGCGATCTCAACGCAGTCGCACTCAGGGAACGCCGGGAGGTCGCCGCTCCAACGGATCGGCTCCCAGGTGGTCGATCCGGTCCCCTCGTCGTAGATCACGCGGATCAAGCAGTTGTTGTTGTCGGAGACGCAACCCTCCTGGGTCACGTTGGTACTGACCGAGGACGCTCCTCCCGAAAGCGAAACGTCGAAACCAGCAGCGCTCGCCGGTTCGCCCAACACCCCCGTGAAGAAGGTGACGGTGTAGGGGGTCGTACCGCCGTCATCGCCAGGGCCGCCCGTGACCAAGACATCCCCAGGGTCGATGTTGGAGAGTCCCTCGATGGCGCCCTGCAGGGTGGCGGCTGACGCCGTGGCGTTCACGTTGACGTTCTGGACCGACCCGTTCGCGTCCACGAAGATGGCCCATTGGCCGCCGGTCGCATCGACCGTGAACTCAACGATCTCATCCTGTGTCTCGGGGCACTCCCCGCAGGTCCCGCCGAACAGAACGACCAGATCACAGAACTTCGGAGGGAACCCGTCGCTCAACTCGAAGTTGAGGGGAATCCACGTCTTGTCGTCATAGAGGCCGATGATGCAGGGGTTGTCGTCAGTGGCACTACCCGTGCAGTCGGTGTTCTCGTCGGGGTCGTACTCCACCACCTCGTTGATGTCGAGGGAGCAATCGATCGGCGGGCATCCATCCTCGGCGACATCCCACCCGACCGGGCACCAGGCGCCGTCGTGGAGAACGTCGATTGGGCACGTCGGGCGCGTCGTCTCGACCTCAACGAACTTGGTGGCGTCCTCGGTCGAGCAGGAGTTGCACAACTTGCGGAGGTCGAGGCAGTAGCAGTTGTCGAGATCGAACGTCTGGTCCTGAATGCACCAGTCGATGTCGGAGAAGATGTAGGGGAACTCAGAGCACAGAGTGAACTGCACCTTGATGTTCACGCAGCCGCAGTCGTTCGAGCAGCACGTCCCCCTGCGCTCGATCACCTTGGGGCCGTCGGTGATCCCGACGCGGTGCATCAGGCGAACGTAGTCCTCGGGGTTGTAACCCGAGAGCGTCTCGAAGCAGCGAACCTGAGTGGGTGAGGTCATCACGACCAAGGTGGCGGAGGGGTAGACGGCGAGGTACTCGGTGACCTGCTCGGTGAAGTTCAGAATGTCCCGAGCAACGTCGTCACACGACCCCTCGACATTGGTGTCCACCATGAAGGTGAGGCTGGCGCCGCTGCCCGAAGGTGCCGTGAAGTCGAGAGTGATGGCTTCTTGGGGGACAAGGAAAGTGAAGATGGCTCCGAGATCATCGGCGACGACGAAGCGGAACGAGTTGCCAGCCCCATAACACGAGGGGATGGGACCGTCCGTGTTGTTGGGCACCCCGGCTGGATCGGAGATCAAGTTCGCCTGGTTCGAGTCATCGATCTCGAAGGTGTAGGTACCGTCCGCGTTGTCGGTGACGGTGAACCAGACGTTGAGATCAGGAACCGTGTCGGTGACTCCCACCTCGTTGGTGTAGCAACTGTCCCCCTCGGGGGGGCAGCACTTGATCATGTAGAGGTCGCCGTAGGCGCAGTCCTCACAGAAATTGTTGCCCATGAGTGCTTCCTGCAGCCAGCGCAGTCCGTACTCCGCCCCGCAGCAGGTCTTGGCCATCAGCCAGCCCGTGACGGTCATGCAACGACCGCCGAGACGCATGGGGCCAAGAGAGCCGCCCGAGATGGCACCCTCTGAGAAGTCGCGACGAATCGTAGAGTCAAAGCCCGTCAACTCGGTGACGAACAGCCCGGCGAAGTCCTCGGAGTCCGGCACGCCAGAGTCGAACCACGGGGCGTCATCGAGTCGCGGCGACGTGAAGGCGCCATCCTCTCCGGCTCCCTGGTCGCAGTAGAGGCAGATGGCGTCACAACCGCAGTCAGCGCTGACGACGGTGCTGGGGAGGGCCAACCCAGGGATGCCCGCAGCAGGGTCGCCCTTCAAGTACGCGACGACGCGCTGGTTGTTCCAGACCTCGGTTGAGTTGAAGTACGCGTAGCCGCCGTACATCAGATGCGTCCCCGCATGGCTGCCTCATCTCGGGCACGGATTTCGGCCCTGACCTGTTCCATCGTAACGCCATGGATGTGGTAGGTATTGCCTGGTCCGCCGCCGAGGAAGCCTGCCTCGCCGGGAGCGGGGGAGGTGGTGGTCGGGACGTTGGTCTGCACGCCAGCGCCCGTCGGGTTCTGGGAGGCCGCCTGAGCGAGAATGGCGAACAGTCCAGACGAGCGAGCCAACTGCAGCGCTCGGATCGGATTGGTGAGCGGGAGCACGACTTCTGAGCCGCTCTCCCCGAGCAGCGCCACGATCGCGTCGTTGATGATGCCGCCCTTGGCGAGCGCCGCGTGAACGTGGTTGTGGTGCTGGGCCTCGACCCGAGAGCCATAGGGCTTGTCGCTGCGCCCGCCGGGACCGGAGTAGATCAACTCCTGCAGCGTCCCATCGAGGAACGGCCAGAACGCCTGGTTGATCTTGAGCAGACCGGGGGAGTCGTAGTTGGAATCGTTGGGCGCCCCGAAGTCCACGGCCCGTGACGAGGCGTGATAGGAGGACCCACCAGGCCGGTAGGTCGAGTTGATCAGGTTCGGGATGCCAGCAGCGTTGAGGTACTGGATCAGGTACGGGTACGACCCCGGCCCCTTGTTCTCGGCGAACGTCTGCTTCCACCCGGCGATGTCGAAGCCCTCGGGGAGCACCCCGGCGGGGACCCCAGCGTTGGCGATCTGCTGGGCCATGTGATCGGCGAACGAATCCTCGCCGCCTCGAATCCATTGGAGCAGGTCGTCCTTGAACCCCTCGATGGTCCCGGCGACCATATCGACCACGAAGTTGCCAGGGAACATGCCGCGGAAGGTGTCGAGCAGTGGCTTGATCGTGTTGTTGTAGCCCGTCTCCAAGATGGAGGCAGCGACACCTCCGATGACCTCGCGTCCCTTGGCAATGGCATCCCCCACGAACTCCTTGCCAGCCTCGAACGGGTTAGGAACCGAGAACCCGCCGATGTTGTATTGGTTGTCACCGAACACCTGCGTGTAGTCACCGCGCCTGAGCGAGTCCATCTGCTTGGGCGACAGGTTGGCAACGACCTCGGCGGGGATGACGGCTTCCCCCCGCTGCAGGAGAGCCAACTGCTCGTTGCTCATCACCGAGTCGCCGATGCGGTGGGTGCGTGAAGCAGCCTCACCGACGATGCCGCCCGTGTGGAACTCCGGCACCGAGCCGATCCTCACCCCGGTGGGCATCGGGTTGCCGAGGCCGAACTTGCTGGCGACCTCGTTGACGATTCCAGCGAAGGGGTCCCAGACGTGCTCAAGGACCCAATTGATCGGGCCGCGGAACACGTCGGCGATGCCTCGGGCCACGCCCCCGATGGCTTCGGGGATGCCCACGATGAAGTCGATGACTCCCTGGAACACCCCGGTGATCTGGTCCTTCAACCAGTTGAAGGTCGTGGAGACGACGTTCCAGATCGTCTCGCCTGCAGTCGTGAGGGTGGAGGCGATGCGGCCGGGGAGTTCTGAGAAGAAGGTCCAGACCCCATCCACGATGTCGGAGAAGCGGGCCTTCAACCAATCGAAGGTGGCAGAGATCCCGTTCCAGATCGTCTCGCCAGCGGTGGCCAAGAAGGACACCACGCGGCCGGGCAACTCTTGGAAGAAGGTCACCACACCATCAACGAGGTTCAAGAACTGATCCTTCAACCAGCCCCACGAAGTCTGGATTGCGTTCCAGATGAACTCGCCAGCGGTGCTGAGGAACCCGACAATCTGACCAGGCAACTCCTCGGCGAAGCCCACGACGGCCCAGAAGATGTCGTGAATCTGGTCCCGCAGCCACTCCCACGAGGTCTTGACTGCCTCCCAGATGAACTCCCCAATGCCCGCCAGGAGTTCGACAATCTTGCCGGGCATCTCAGTGAAGAAGGTCCACAACCACTCCCACACGGTGGGCCACGCCTCGGCGATGAAGTTGACCGCCGTCTGGAAGGCGGTCCAGATGAACTCGCCGAGTCCGGTCAGCAGATTCCAGATGGTTCCAGGGAGGCCGGTGAAGAAGTCCCACAGCCAGCCCCACAGGGTCGCGTAGAGGCCAGCCACGAACCGAACGGCCGCCTGGAAGGCATCCCACAACTTGGGACCGAGATCCTGCAACCAACCCCAGATCATGCCGGGCAAGTCCATAATGAACTTCGCAGAAGCGATGAACCCGTCAACGAAGGTGAGGATCACGAGGCGGGCAACACCGAAGAACCCTGCCAGCAGGGTTTCAGCGGTCGCGAGGAAGGCGTCCCACATCATGCCAGGGAGTGACTTCATGAAGTCCCAGATGGCGGGGACAGCGATACTCAACCCCTGCAGGATCAGCCCAAGGATCGCCCCGCCAACCTCCCACAGCCCGCTGGCGATCGATCCAACGATATTGACCAACTGAACGGGGAGGCTGAGGAACAAGTCGAGCAGGCCGCCGAACTTGCCGTTGGCGGCGTCGATGATGAACCCGACGATGGCCTCACCGACCGCCCACACGGCATTCATGATGGTGCCGGGAAGGCCGGTGAAGAAGTCGATGACGCGGGGGCCGAACTCCACGAACGCTCCCACGAGGAGACCGGCGGCGTCCCCCATGAAGGACAGGATCTTGCCAGGCAACTCGGCGAACCAATTGAAGATCAGGGGGCCGTTGGTCGTCAGCCACTCGATGGCGCGCGGGATGAACTCGCCGATGGCGCTGACGATGCGGGGGATGACCTCAGTGATGATCAGGTAGGGGATGCCCACCAAGGCGGCGACGATGCCAATACCGATCCACTTGAGGGCGTTGAGCAACATCCCCGGACCGTTCTCCTTGAGCCAATCAAAGGCGGACCCAAGGGCATCGAGCAGCGCGGTCCCGATGCGAGGCACCCACTCGCTGAGGAACTCACCAATGCGGCCGAACGCACCGCCGATCATCTCGGCCAGGCTGATAGCGATGCTGCCGATGAACTCCGGGGAGTTGGAGATCGCATCCGCGATGGAGGAGAAGATGGACGAGATGAGGTCGGGGAGGCGATCGAGGAACTCGGTCACCTTCGATGGCAGCGTGTCGAACACGAACCGGAAGATGTCCACGAACCGATCGATCAGCCACCCACCGACAGGGCCAACAAGGTCACCGATCAGGCTGACGGACTCAGTGATGACCGTCCACAGCAACTTGCCCATCTCGACAGCCAGGGTCCCGATGAACTGACCCAAGCCCACGATCATGTTGAGCAGGCCCTCGATGATGGTGGGTCCGTACTCCAAGACGGCGTTGAAGATGGCGACGCCCGCCTGGGGCAGCCACTCGGTGAACAGCGTGTTGAGTCCTCCCAGCAACGCTCCGCCGATGGAGGCCAAGTTGCCAACGAGCCACTCGATGGCTCCGCTGATCGCGTTGAGCAGGAACTCGCCGATCTTCTGGATGAGGGACTGCTCGTCCTCCGGCCCCGGAGCGACGGCTTCGCCGATGGCGTTGCCCGCCCCCGACGCGGCCGCTCCCCCGCCACCCGTGATGGCATCCCAGATGATGCTGGGGAGATCGCGCAGGAAGTCGAACCCAGCGACGATCCAGCCGCGCAGCGTCTCTCCGATGTCGGGCAACTGATCGCCCAGGTTGGAGAAGAAGTCTCCGATCGAAGGGAGCACCTGGCCGAACACGAAGTTCAGAGCGTCGCCGAGTGCGGTGGGGAGCGTCGAGGTGATGAAGTTCCAGATGGCGTCGCCGACAGCGCCAGCGGCGTTGGACAGCCATCCCCAAGCGGCGCCGAACGCGTCCGCCAGGATCGGCCCGAGGAAGGCTCCCAGGTCACCGAGCAGGCCGGGGATCTGCTGCAGCGCTCCCCAGATGGCGCTCCCAAGGGTGGAAAGCATCTCGGGCACGCTGGTTACGAAGTCGCGGATGCCGCTGCCGATGTCGCCGAGGGAGTTCTCGATCATCTCCCATGCGGCGCCGAAGGCTTCGGTGACGCGCCCCCAACCCTCGGAGATCATGTCCAGGTCGAGAGAGAAGATGCCCTTGAGGATGTCGAACAGACCGCCGAGCGCTCCCGTCAATCCGTTGACGATGCCCCGCAGGAGGTCAAAGACCGGCCCGATGATCGGGATGTTGCCGAAGGCTTCGAGGATGGTGTCCACGAAGGCGCCCAGCATCCGACTGACCTCGGCCGTCAGGCCAGAGACGCCGCCGAGGATTCCGGTGACCAGACCATCGAACACCTGCTGCAGTCCGCCAACGATCTGATCGCCGTCGAGGTGGAAGATGCCAGCGATGATGTTCCAAAGGCCCCTCAGCGTGTCCGCCACGCCCGAGAAGATTTCTTGGATGTTCTGCCAAGCCCCCTGCACGGCCTGGCGGAACTCCTCGGATCGCTCGTAGACCGTCTTGATGAGAACGCCGACGGCGATGACAGCGATGGCGATGACCGCGGCGGTGGCCGCAACGCTGGTTCCGATGGCGGCGGCCACGCCAGCAAACCCACCACCAGCGGTGGTGAAGGCGGTAGACATGACGGTCCATGCTGCGATCATGGCATCGACGCCAGCGGCAGCATTGAACAGGGCGATAGCGGCCTTGTCGATGGCCACCCCAATGGCCGCCGCTCCCTTGACGTACAGGAAGGCGGCCCCCAGGCCATACAACACGGGGATCATGTTGTCGCTGATGAAGTCCGCCAAGGGGATCAGCGCGGGGAGCAGCAACTCGATCACATCGAGGAACAGATCCGCTGCTTCCCATGCCACCTTGAACGCCGCGTAGAGGATCGTTCCGACGATCGGGGCAAGAGTCTTGGCGGTCTCGTAGAGACCCTGCAGGATCGGAACGCCAACGTCGCGGAGGAGGGCGAATAGGTCCGCCCCAACTCGGGCGAGTCCCTCCATCGCCGGAACGCCATACTGCTGGATCAGGCCGAATGCCCTCTCCGCGGCCGTGCCAATCGCGTCGAGGATCTCGTCAAGCCGACCGCTCTGCACGAAGTCGTTGATCCTGTCGGCGAGAGTCTGGATGATCGGGGCCAGGTTGTCGCCGATCTCCTTGAACAAGGAGTTGGCGTTGCCCTTGGTGTCGGCGAACCAGCCCTTCACTCGCTCCAAGACGGGACCGAGGGCGTCGCCGAAAGCCTCCACGAGTGAACTGATCGCCTCGCGCAGATCCTCCGACGATCGGTAGAGCAGCACGAAGAAGCCGACCGCTGCAGCCACGGCGGCTGCGATGGTCAGGAGGACCGGGTGGAACTCGGAGATGAACAGCAGTGCTCGGAAGGACTTGACCAGACCACCCAGGGTCTTGGTCATGATGCCCATGATCAGACTCACCGGCCCCATGGCCGCGAGGAGTGCTCCGAGAACGAACACGAACTTGAAGATTTCGGGGTTGGTGTCCGACATCTTCTTCACCCAATCGGCGATCTTGGATGCCATGTCGGTGAAGAAGTCGAGGACGCCGGACTCACCGATGGAGATGGCGAGGTCGATGAGGGCGTTCTTGAGCATCAAGAACTGAATGGTGGCGCTCTCGCCGATCGTGTCGGCCATCCTCTGGGCTGAACCGCCAGCCAACTCCAACTCGGCGGTGAACTCGCGCAACTTGGCGGGGGTCTGACCCATGAGGCCCAAGAGGCCGGGACCAGCGCGCTGGCCGAACAACTTCATGATGTCGCCGGTACGGGCGCCCTTGACGCGCAACTCCTCGATCACGTCGGCGAGGGGGATCATGTTGCCGGTGGAGTCGAAGATTTGCAGGTCGAGGCGACCGTAGGTGTCCTTCAAGTCCTCCACCGACGACCCGGTGGCGGACAGCGCCTCGTTCATCTGCTGAGTCGTGATCTGTCCGGCATCCACCAGAGAGAGAAGTTCGCGACGCGTGTCCTCAAGACTCACGTCGTCAGCCTGAGCGAATGCCTCCTCCACCGAGAGGCCGAACTTGGTGAAGATTTCCTCGCTCCGCTGCGTCGGGATAGCCAGGCGGGTGATGATGCCTCGAAGGGCCGTGCCGCCCACGGTGGCGTCGAAGCCCGACTGAGCCAACAGGCCGAGGGCGGCCGCGGTCTCCTCGAAGGAGAGGCCAGCCTGAGAGGCGACGGGACCGGCGTAACGGAAGGCGTCGGTGAGGCCCGTGATGTCGGTGGTGGTGAGGGCCGAGGTCTTGGCGATCACGTCGGTGAGACGCTCGAACTCGCCAGCCAGGCCGCCCATGTCGGACTTCATGCCGCCGAAGATCGACTCGCCTCCCTCACCCAGCGTTCCACCGAAGCCGGTGAACACCTGGATGAGTCGATCCGAAGCGTCGGCGAGAGAGATGCTCTCAGCCGTAGCCACGTTGATGACCGCGGGCATCGTGGCGATGATGGCCTGGACATCAAGACCGGCGCGGGCCAGGTCGGTGAAGCCCTGAGCGACCTCGATGGCCGAGAACTTGCCCTGTCGCCCGAACTCGCGAGCGGCGTCCGACAGGTCCTCGTAGAACTTGACGCCCTCGACCGTGTTGAGGTCGATCTCAGAGACGGCGGCGACCGTGCGAACAGCCTCATCGAAGTCAGCCGCAGCGCCGATCGACGCCTGAGCCATGCGGATCAGGGGTCGGGTGACGCCGTAGGTCATCGCAAGACCCGTCTGGGTCATGCGCGTTCCGGCTCGGGTGAGGTTGTCGCCCAGGGTGGTCAGTTGCGCGTTGAGTCCACCGAGGTTTCCCGTGGCGGCGCCAGCCTGGCCGCCAAGGCCACGCAGTTGGCCCTGCAGGGTCGCCGCGAACCCCGACGTGTCGGGGATGATCCGAATAGTTGCAGAACCGACGACCTCAGGCATGGCGCCCCATCACGAAAACGAGAATCCCTTCCCAGAGTAGTACCCCTGGGACCCCGTTTACCGCGTGACCACGTTGTTCAGTGTGTGCTGGTCGGCGAAGGGGTCCTCGTCGTCGTCCCACCATGACGGCGCCTCCATGCCCTGCATCGAGGCGGGCAAGGACGGATCATCGATGACGACTCCACCACCAGAGCCGATCTTACCCTCAAGGGCGGCGTTGACCTTCTTGCGTCCATCCTGATCGGCCCACGACAGCAGGTCCGCGTAGACGAAGTTCAGCAGTTCGAGGACGGATACTTGAGCAAGCCTGCGCCCGCTGTGGACGAACTTCCCGTCCACTTCATGCGCGTTAGCCAGCGTCCACAGCGCGAGGCCGAGGACTACTCGGTAGGGCGGCCGCCCACCATCTCGATCAGGCCCTCAACGATCTTGTTCAACTCATCGATCTTGATGATCGGAGCCGCGGTACGGAGCAGGCGCTCGAAGGCGGGCTGGTCCTCGGGGGTGATGGCGGCGTTGAGGAACTCGCGCACGGCCCTCAACTGCTCGGCCGGAGTGGCGGCCGGATCGGCGGCGACACCGAGGTCCAGCAGCACGATGCCCGGCAGTTCGGCGACGACGTGGAACGTCTGATCGCGCACGGGGAAGGTGCGCTCCGTTCCGTCCGCCTCGGCCTTCAAGGCGGTGTACGCCTCGGTTCCGAGAGACGGTGCTGCCTCGGGCGCTGCCTCGGGGTCGGAAGCCGCGTCGGCGGCCTGGGGCTGGACATCCGTCATGGGTGTTCCTTTCGCTGTGGACGTGTCGAGTGTATTCGATAGTCCGACAGATTTCAATTGATGACCGACTTCAACGCGTTCCACAGGAAGGGGTTCGCGGTGGTGCCTGGGTGGTTGACCCGAGGAGTGTAGACGATGAAGCCGCTCCGGCTGGGGAAGCGCAGCAGCGAGACGTTGCGGGCCTCGATGGGGTGCTCACGGGTCCCCTCGTGGACGAAGAAGGCGTAGGAGATGTTGGCCGACACCCTGACTTCGGTGCCTTCCACCCTCCGAGAGATCGAGGTGATTCCAACACTGCGCCGGAGGGCGCCGCTAGCAACGGGGGCGTCGCGGCGCCCTCGGTCGGCCGTCTTGCGTCCGAGTTCGATGATGTAGCGACCGACCATCCCGCTCGGCGACTTGAGTACGCGGTCCAGCGCGATGTAGTCGAGCCGGAGGATGACCTGGGTCTTGATGCCCGCCATGGGTCACCTCACGATGAGCCAGGTTCGCCGTACCAGCAGGAGTCGAGTTCAAAGCCGTAGGTCAGGGTCCACCCAGCGCACCCGCCGCGCGGACCCTCGGGAGTCACGTCGCCGATGGCGAACTCAAGGCACTCGGCATCCTCGGTGGTAGGGAACAAGAGGCCCTGGCATTGGGCCGAATCGATGCAGCAACGGAGAACCTGCAGGTCGATGAGCAGGTTCTCTGCTGCCGCCTGCATCTCAGCGGCGGGAGGGAAGGGGTTGGTGGCGTTGTCCTTGAGCGTGGGGAAGCACGGCCTCATCAGGCGCACGCCGATGTCGGCCACGCCGCCAACGTCTCCGCACTTGGCCCAGACCTTCTCGCCCGTGATGTAGGCAGCGTTGTCGAATCCAATCCGAGGACGGATGCGGTCAAGCCAGATCGCGAGGAAGTCGCAGCAATCGTCAGGCGGCTTGTTGTGGCTGATGTAGCAGTCCGCCGGGGCGCCATCGGGCGTGTCCACCAGACAGTTGCAGGCCACGTCGAGGATGGACTGCATCATGTTGTTGATGTGGTCGGGGTTGAGGAGAGCCATCAGCCGGTGTAGGTCCTGATGTTGCGGGGCTTGTCTGCCCGGTGGGCGCGAGCGCGCCGCTTCAACTTGGAAGGATTGACCGACTGCAGCCACATGTCAACCTCGTAGATGCCAGTCTGGAAGTTGTCGATGAACTCCAACGGATCGGCGAATGCCATCTCCACGCCCTGGCGCGTGATGTTCTTGAGGCGCTGAGGGAGGCACGACTCGCCGCCGCACCGATTGAGGGCGATCTGGCAAGCGAAGATCGAAGCAGCAATGCGTCCATCGAGAGGGACGGGCTTCCCGTAGGAGTAGGTGATGGTGAAGGTCTGGGGGTCACCAACGTCACCAGCGATGTTGGACTGGCACGGCCAATCCTGACCATCGAGACGCACGATGCGTCGATACGCCTGGATGCCCATGGCGTCGAGAGGGACCACCTCGCCGTCGATGACGACCTCGATGATCTCGTTCACGGTTGAGGGCAGATCGACGTGAGGGAGGCAGCAGGTGTTGCAGTAGCGGCCGCAGTTGATGAAGCCGTCGCCCGTCCCGTTGGTCATCGGCCATGCCGGATAGTTGTGCCACGCCCACCACCAGTCGTTGCCGAGAGCAGATGCCGCTCCTCCGCAGCCGCAACCACAGCCGCAGTTCTCTCCGCGGCAGGCCCAGACGGTGCGCTCACACACGCCAGGGAACTGGCGCCCCGAGAGTCGGAACAAGATGGCCGAGGCGAAGGTGATGGCCGCGGTCAGGTCGTACAGCGGGTCCAGACCCGCGCAGCACTCTTGGACCTCCTCAGGGGTGGTCCAAGGCTCGCATGGAACTTGAACAGGTGGAGCGGCCATCCGGCACCTCGGTGTGAGTCTACGCCTTCACCGAGTCTACCTTGGCAGCCTTGGCTGCTCGGGCAACGGCCATGCGATCCCTGAGGACCGCCTTCTCCGCCTCGGTCAGCGGGCGGCGCTTTCGGGGCGCCTTGTGGCGCACCTTCTTCGCCTTGTAGGACTCCTTGAGGCCCTTCCCGGCCTCGACGCCCATCTCGTGGGTCACGAGTTCGAGCAGGGTCGCGGCGAACTGCCAGCCGTGGGCGGCCACGTCGCGAACCCCGTGGGCCTCGTCGGCGCAGTGGTGGGCGACCTCATGGAGTACCACGGACTTGGACCGGCTCCACCGGGGCATCTTGATGATGCGCTGTGCCCAATCGGTGGTAGCGCAGGCCCGGCTGCGCCCACGGCCGTCACGCACCTCGATGCCTCCACCAGCCGTGCGGGGCCAGCGACGACGGAACCACGCGCTTGCGACCAACTTGTCCACATACACCTGCATCTCCGCCACCGTCTCGTACCGAGGCCCGCGGCGCTGCAGGAAGTTCTCTGCGTTGTAGACCTTCTGCCGTTGAGTGTCCCGCGCTCGGGCCATGGTGGTCCCCTTTCTGTCATGTCGGAAACCTATTGTACCATGGGGGTGTGACGCGCAAGAGGGGCGCCCCCGAAGGGACGCCCCTCTCAAGGCCCTGGGATTCATCCAGGGGTCCTAAGGTGCACGACCTCAGGCTACTGCCATCCACTCCTCCCAGGCGGGGTCCATGGACCCCACGATGAGGATGATGCGCCGGTTGCCCTCTGGCTCGACGGGCTGGAACCTCATCTTCCAACCCATCTCCTCGGGCGTGCGGTTGTCCTTGATCTGGTTGCAGTCGTAGCAGCACGCCACCACGTTCTTCCACGAGTGCTGACCGCCACGACTCCGAGGGATGATGTGGTCCATCGTGGAGGCGCGGTCACCGCAGTAGCAGCACTCGTGGTCGTCGCGCTGCAGGATGGTCTTGCGACTCAGGTACGCCTTGCGGAAGCGCGGGATGTTGACGTAGCGCACCAGCCGGATGACCGCCGGGGCATCGAGGGAGAACGAGGCCGACCGCACGGCGCGGTCGCGCGCCGAGATGACCTCGGCCTTCTCGGCCAAGACCAGCACAACGGCGCGCTTGAGCGAGACGACACAGATCGGCTCGAAAGTAGCGTTGAGAAGTAGCACTCGTTCAGACATAGCACTGATCGTATATCAGAGGTGTGACGGTAAGGGAAGGGGAAACGCGAAGGACCCCCCGCCGAAGCAGGGGGTCCATCGGGATCGGTCTTGCGTCAGGGTTGGCTCAGGAGGACGCCGCCGTGACCGGGACGTAGCCGCAGTCATCGATCGGGTCCGGCAGAGCGCCGACGCACTTCCAAGCCAGGGGACCGCCCGCCTGGATCGCAGCCTGATCGGCCAGGGTCCAGGGATCAGCCGTCACCTGCGGGGGCAGGTTCGGGTTCGGGTTGCCCGGAGCCGGACCCGTGGGCTTGCCGGTGGGGTCGCCACCGCCGGGGACGTAGGACGGGAAGGTGCCATCGGGGTACGACGGGAACCACAGTGGGTTGTTCTCGGCGTAGCCCATCACGGTGATCTCAAGGGGACCGTTGGAGAAGTTGAGTCCTCCACTGATCTCCCAATTGATCGAGCGAGGCAGAACCCAATGGATGTAGAGGTTCTGCGTGGCGCCGTCCACCGTGCACTGACCCTTGTCGGCGTTCTTGGACCAGAACTCCAACTGCTTCGACTGCTCGCACGCGGCGTCCTTGGACTCCCGCATGACTGCGCCGTTGAAGCCGCCAGCGCCATCGGAGAGCAGAGTCGCGCCGGTCAGCATCTCGATCACGGGGAGCGGGATGCCACACAACTTCAACTCGATCTCGAAGCCCTTGAGGCGATCGCAGTCCTTGTCACGGATGCAGATGTCGCCGCAGCCGTTCTTGGTGGTGATGTCCTCGCCCGACTCCACGTCCGGCGAGAGGTTCAACTCCATGAACCCAGCGCTCTGGATGCGGCTGTTCGGAACGAGTGGATCGAGTGCGATGTCGCACTCGTCCTGGCGCGTGATCCGCATGGCACACGCCTTGATGGACTTGGGGCAGCAGATTGCCATGTTGTCTTGCCTCCTGTGGCTTGACCGATCACCGCCATTGTATGTCGGCGGCCCTTGCGGGTGTGTCTATGCTCCTCGCAACTTGCGGAGGAGAGTCTTGCGTGCCTTGCCTGCGACCTCTGCTTCCAGGGCGTAGGCGAGGCGGTCAGGGTCGTCACCGACCCACTTGAGGACCTCCTTGGTGTTCATCTCGGAGATGTCCTCACTGATGCCGGGGGCCTCGGTGGCCTCGGGAGCGTCCACAACGACGACCTCCTCGACCTCCTCGATCTCCTCGACTACAGACTCGGGTGCAACCGTGGGCGCGGGTACGGCCTGAACTTCCTCAGGCTCACGGTTGACTGCGGGAAAACGGCTGTAGCGACCCATGTCGTCCTCTTAGCGTTCGATGGCCCGGTAGGCAAGAACGTCGCCGTCCTCGCCACCTTGGCGTACTTCCACCATAGTCGATTCTGGTGCCAGGCTAAGGTTTACCGAGTAGCGCGTGTTGCCATCGAGTTCGATGGTCGCCTCGGGCACCACCCCCGAGACGTGGAACGGCTCGCGATGCCCGGATCGGTTCGCCAGCAGCACCTCGATGCTGCCGTCGTCGTTGGAACGCAGGGCGGCTTCCAGGCGGCCCACTAGTTCACCACCAGGGGAGCGTCGGACGGGGCGTAGGCGCAGTCGTCCAGGGGGGAGGGGAGCGCCCCCACGCACTTCCACACGAGCGGTCCGGCCGACTGGATCACGGCCTGATCGGCCACGCTCCACGGATCGGCGGCGATGCCGTCGGGGAGCGTCGGCGGCGGGGGTCCGGTCGGGAACCCGGCGGGGTCGCCGCCGCCCGGAACGTAGGATGCGAAATCCGCACCAGGGTACGAGGGGTAGAAGTTGGGGTTGTTCTCGGCGTAGCCCGACAGCGTGAACTCAAGGGGTCCGCTGTTGAAGTTGAGGCCCCCAGAGACCTCCCACTTGAGGGTGCGCGGGAGCAACCAGTGAATCCACAGGTTGGTGGGGGTGCCATTGGCATCGCAAGACCCCTTCTCCGCGTTCTTGGTCCACAACTCCAACATCTTGTTGTCGGAGCAGTAGATGCTCTTGGTCTCCCTCAGGGCGCCACCAACGAAGTTCCCCGACCCGTCGTCAAGAAGCGTGGCGCCAATGAGCATCTCAAGAACGGTGAGCGGGACCCCGCAGACCCTCAGTTCGATGTTGAAGCCCTTGAGTCGGTCGCAGCCGCGATCGGTGATGCAGATGTCGCCACACTGGTTGGCGATCTCCAACACATCGCCCTGGCTGATGTCGGGGGCGAGGGCCAACTCCATGAACCCGGCAGTCTGAATGCGCGAGTTGGGGGTCAATGGATCGAGAGGCACATCAGAGGCGCCCAGGCGCGTGATGCGAAGGGCACATGCCTTGATCGACTTGGGGCAACAGATTGCCATGGTGGCCTCCTGTCCCCAGGTTAGGTCATCATCGGGACGAACTCGCCACCGGAGTAGCGGGTCACCCACTCGATGAACAGCGCCTCGGTAGCGTCCCACGGAGCGCCGCCAGCCGGAGCGTAGGTGGTGTTCCACTCGGAGTCGGCGAGAACCGGAAGCGACCCAGCGTCGAGAGCCTCCCACCACAGCGCCGGGCACTGTGGGTTAGCCGCGAGGGTACCCGTAGTAGCGTCGGCGTAGATGTGGACCTGCGTCTGCTCGTCGGGACGGAAGCGCCCGGAGATCATCGACAGCGTGAGGAACTGCTGCAGGACCGCCTGCTTCAACGGGTTGTCGGCGATGTCTGTGAGGAGCAGGGTGATGATGCCCTCGCTGGTCCACTCCATCTCGCCGCCAGCCAGGAGCATCTGCATGGTGATGCCAGGAGCGTTGATCGGATCGACCTCGGAGGTGTCATCGAGGTAGGTCATCACGAAGTCGGTGATGTCCGACGCGTCGCCGTGGTCGATGGTCGCGCCGATCGCGGTGAGGGTGAGCGAGCCGTTGTCGCGCGCCTCGGTGCGGAAGAACGAACGCTGAACCTGGCTGATGTCGTCAATCATCAGAACTCCTCCACGATCACAACATCGTTGTTGCCCGCACGCGTCTTGACGGTCATGGACTCGCAGGTCCAGCCGTCGGGCGCTTCGATGACGTACTTGCCCGAGCCGTAGCCGCCGCGGATCGGCGTGCCGTCGAGAGTGGGTCGGGCGCGCTCGGGACCGCCGTCGGGACTGTGGACGTAGACGGTGACCTTGCGGGCCTCGGCCGAAGTCGAGTGAGTCACGTTGTTGCCAACGAGAGCGGTAGTCACGGGAGCCGGACGAGGGGTTCCGCCAGAGCCGGTTTCTGCGGGGAGATGAGACATCAGAACTCCTCCAAGATGCCAGCGTCATCGCTGTTCTGGTTCGTCCGCAGCGAGATCGTGTAGCCCAAGACCGTTGAGGTGGTCAAGGTCCCGAACTCGATCAGCCCGACGTTGTTGGGCAGAGCGGTGAACGGACCACCAGCGATTGACAGCGACGCCCGGTTACCGAGCGACGCCGCAGTAGAAGTCCAGAACACCTGCACGCGGCGGGCGTTGGCGCTGGTGGTGTACGAAGATCCAACACTCGGGAAGGCACCGAAGATCCGGGTGTAGATGGGATCGCCGCCGTAGCCGGACTGCACGCCGTCCTGCGTCGCCTGACCGCAAGTAACGACCGTGCCGGTGATGACGTAGGGACCGCCAGCAAGGTCGAGATCGACCGGAGCGCCGGGGGTGCCGTCGCACGCAATCGGGTAGACCCGGATGAACCGAACGATCGCCCCGCCAACCTGCACGTCACAGAGGATCTGGACGGCCTGCGAGTCACAGTCGCTCGTTGTGATGTCCACTTCGATCGGGCTGCCGGTCGGGTTGCTGACCTCCACTGGACCCTGGTCGTCCGCCTCGCACTTCCGCACGGTGCCCGAAGGGGCATAGGCCACGCCGTCCAAGTCGAGATCGGCGGTGGACTGCAGCGTGCCGTTCGGGTTCCAGCGGTAACGACGCAAGAAGGGGACGACGGTGCCGCCGCCCTGGTCATCGCAGAGGATGTCCTGTTCGATGTCGCGAGGGCGCGCCGCACGGACCGACACCTCGATCGGGCCGACCGGAGCGTAGGCCGTCGAGCCGTCAAGTTCGGTGTCGGTGAAGCCGACGAGATCGCCGTCGCAGTCGTAC